TTATATCAGGTGGGGCCAACTATGGCTCATCCAGGCTCGGTAGCTATGTTGCAGGCAAGATTGGTAAAAAGAAAGGGGTTAAGAAATGAAAGGCCCTCCTAGAGGTAATAAGAATGCTGCAGGTGCTAGAGGCCCCAAAAGAAACCCATTTATCTCAGGCCTAGCCACTTCGGCTTTACTTGGGGCTTCCACCGCTAGTATGTACGGTCATGCTAGAGGATATAGCAGTAAGCAACTCTCCTATATGCGTGCAGGCTCTGTATTGTCCGGCGGACTAACTAATGCTGCTAGAATGGGCGTCTTAGGTTCAGCCCTAGGCCCGCAAGGGGCTCTAGCAGGCGCAGCAGCAGGGTTTGTCGGTGGAGCTGCTGGTAACTATATGCAGTCACACGCGGGCTCTGTTCTTAACCAATTTGCAAAAAGAAAAACTAAGAAGAAGTAACTAAGGACCAATATGGCTGACAATATTAATACTAATGTCTATGATAAAAGTGTAGATAGATCAGCAATGGTTAGGCTTTTTGAAAATAAAGTCTCTAAGAATGTTGAGCTAGTCATAGATGGTCATACTATAAGAGTAGATGATATCATAAAGAACAGTAAACTTAGAGGACACGGATATAACAGTTTTAAGAAGGATCTAAACGAGGAAATCATCAGTACGATGAGCAATGCCCATAATAGCTCATCCAGGTCTTTATTAGATCTAGCTGTTGATCAGACTTCATACATGGTTCAGAATTTTGAATCTGCTATTGGAAGGATTTGGAGAGTAAATCATCCTCCCAGGAGGGTATCGGAAGATATTGTACTTAAGTCACCAGTCTATAAAAATATTACACTAGAGCAGGGTTGGAGAGGTATAGGTACTAACGAAAGAATCAGACTTGAGGCCCTAATACGCAAAGGCATCTCTGATGGCTTGAGTGAAGAGGAGATTGCACTCCAAGTGCGTAAAGGCAATATCTTTAAGATTACCAGGACACAGTCAAAAGGTCTAGTAGTAACAGCCACCACCTCTGTATACGCGCAGGTAGACCATGCTGTGTATGAGGCGAACAAAGGAGCACTTCAAGGATATCAGTATGTGGCAGTATTGGATACTAGAACGACTACCTTATGCGCTGGAAGAGATGGTAAGATTTATCCAATCGGTGATACAGAGCATCTACCACCTGCTCATTTCTATTGTAGATCAACTACAATACCTGTTGTTAAGAGCTATGAACAGCTTGGTGAATTAGATAATGTAGCACAGATCAGGAAACGTAACCTTAAAGATCTATCACCTAAACAAATTGCTATGTATGATGGGCAAACACCTATAAGGGAATCCTATGATACATGGCTCAGACGCCAGCCTAAAGAAGTCCAATTGAGACATTTAGGAAGCTATGACAAACTTAAGATATTCAGAGACGGGCAGGTACCGGTTAGTAAATTTACAGACGACGGTAGAGACATCAGTGTCAGAGGTCTCCGAAGAATTACCGATGCCGGTTATGGAGTCCCTAACGATACTCGAAGGTTTGCCCTTGCTAGGGAAAGGCTGGATTCAATTAGACTTGGAGCTTTAACTCCTGATGATATAATTAACGATCAAGAGTTGACTAAAAGCCTAAGAGAATACTATTTACTACAATCTAAAGAGTTAGATGGAACTCTGTCATACACTAACTATCGTGGAACTCTCTTGCATAATAAGAGGGCAACACGTAATAGAGTGTTAACTAGCCCACCTAGAGAAGATAACTTGAGATTCAATCCTCTGACTTCTAGATATGAGGATGCTAGGGTTTATCAACCGTCTCCCTATGCTCTATCTAATAGCTTAAGGCTAGTAAATGAGTCAGAAATCCTTAAGACTAAAGACAAGGAATTTATTAATAAGTTCATTGGTGATCTCCAGGACACAATGAGTGTTAACGAGCGAGCAGTTATAACTGAAAATCTTAGGATTACTTTCGGAAGAGCAAGAGAGAATAAAGATACTTGGAATAATCTTAAGGCTGTTCTAAATGGTCAGATGAAATTCGATGTCATGAATATATCTGACACTATTGAGACACAATTAAGAAAAGATAGAAATTTATTACTAAGGCTGAAACAATCTAATTATGTGGATCCAGTACTAGGGCCTATCCAGTTGCAGGATCTACATGATAATTTTATAGCTAACATTTTTGCTAAAAATTCTTGGGAAGATAGAGTAGCCCCTAAGATAGCCAAAGAACTCAGAAATATTTTAGATCTCACACTACCTGCCAAGTTGTGGGTTAGACTTGATGATCATGCTTTGGAGACATTTTACCTTAAATTTGCCAATAGACTGAGTTTGGCTGATAGCCCGGATAGAGATCAATTAGCTGTTAGTCTAGGTAGAGATTTATATAACCTGGCTAACTATCGAGGATCTAGAAATGAGTGGTATAACTTAGGTGTTAAGCTACTTGATGACGCAAAAGATAAGGGTTTCTACACATTAGAGACTTTTGGTGTACAAAAGAGAAGAATGAAGAGTAGGATGAGTGGTCAGTACTTCGGCCCCTACTACGATACTTTCAGTGTTAATCTCAAAATAGTCGACCCAAGAATACAAAAGTATTCACAGTTGACCAGGAAGGTAGATATAGGACTTAGGCTAGGTGTTACTGAAAAAGCCAATAGGTTATATATCAAGGAAGGATATAAAACTTACTTTGATAGATGGAACAGGGATACTCGGATACCTATTACATCCACCGACAGCTTTAAGGATTTCCCTGCAGAGTTGATCGATAAGAATATGTCCAACGCTCTTAACTGGACAGCTCAGAGTGAGTATAAGATTGACCCTGAATTTCACGACTTTATAGACAAGTTAATGAATTTCAGAGATGATAAAGGCAGAGCGGAGTATTATAACGATCTTAATCAGTATAAAGACTTTATGATTGAGCGTGGGGACGCATATGAGCGCTTTAAGTCAATGAAATGGTTAAGAGATAAAGATGCAGCCTTCACTAATCATCCTTTTCTTGATCATCGTGGTCGTATTTATGAAAGAGGTATGATTGGCCCTCAGTCAGGTGAATCGTTTAGGCCATTCTTGAATACAGCAGAAGCTAAGAACTTTAGTGTTGAAGAGTTCGAGGACTTTCAGGATCAAATAGGATCTTTCGTTGGAGGTCTAAGCGATACCTTGGAAGGTAACTACAATTCGTTATCTATCATAGGTCGTCAAAGGATTGCCCAGTATTGGAGAAAAGAGCTAGTTAAGATCGGTAATCATATGTTAAGATCCAAACCTGATGATATCAGAAGAGTCTTGGAATCCGAGATGCTTTCTTATATTGACGGAGAGGATCAGGGAAAAGTTCTTCGGTTTGCCTTAGAGGCCGCTAAGATAGATAATTACTTAAAAGGTGATTATTCATACAAAAGCCTTCAACGATTGAATAACTACAAGATATCGGTAGCACTTGAGCAAGATGCTAGCTCATCCGGTGCCCAGATTATTGCCTTAACTACTAAAAATAAGGAATTGGCCTCGTTAAGTAATGTGATGCCAACTAATCAAAAGCAAAGGTTGTACGATGAGATTGCATCATTGACTTACAATGATCCTAGATTTAGAAAACTTAATGAGAAGTTAGGTTTGACTGAAAAGGATCTTCGTAAGGCAGCCAAGGCTCAGAATATGGTTACACTGTATGGTGCCGGTGAACGTACAGGTATCCTTAATGTAGAGGGCAAATTAGCTAAAGTTCTAGATAAGGATCCAGAAAGAGTCCTTGTAGTCAAGGCTGCTGAGCGCGATACCATACTCTCCGAGATTAGTGCTAGAATGGCAAGATATGAAAAGTATGATATTGATATGTATAATGAACTGAAGGCTCTCAGACAGGATGTTAAGGATATATTTAATAAAGGACTGGCACCTGGAGATGATATCATGGGGCAGCTCTATTTCTTAGAACCTAAGACTAGAGATGTTATCGAGAAGTTATCTAGAAACTACGATAAAATTGTAACTCCCGATGACTTTGCCAGTATAGCAAAAATCATGGGCGAGCATCTAAGAGACCAGGTTCCTGTTTTAAAGGAATTTACAAGATTTCTTGGAAGATTGGCTGAGGATTATGTATCCAATGCTAAACCTGGACAGTCTGACTTGGATTTTACAGAAGTT